AGAAAGAGTTCCTTTATCGGGAGCCGCAGGTGGAAGTTTTAGTGGCGATATTCGGATAGAGGGAGATGGTGATGAGTTTCTTGCAGAGGTAAAAGCAAGAAAAAACGGAGATGGCTTTAAGACACTTGAAGGATGGCTTGGCGAAAATGATTTCCTATTTCTTAAAAAGAATAAAACTCCTCCTACGGTTCTTATGCCGTGGGCCGTTTTTATTGATCTTTTCCAAACGTACAAAAAGAGGTCTGATAATGCCTGTAAGTGTAAATAGCCTTGATTCTAATGTAATTATTATAAGAGAATCAACTTCTAAAAATGGAACATTCTCTTCTGTTTGCGTTACAACTCCTGAAACTACTCTTATGTTTAGCGGTGTAGAAAAACCGTGGAGAGACAATAAACCTTTTGTTAGTTGTATCCCTTCGGGTATATATGTAGGCATTCCATGGGAGTCAAATAAATTTGGTAATGTGTATGGTATTGTTGGAGGAACTGTTAGCTTAACTAAAGGGAATGCGGAAAGGTATGCTTGTTTATTCCATGTGGGCAATTACGAAAAAGATGTCTCTGGTTGCATTGCTTTAGGCAGAGGCTCTGCTCCTAACATGGTCACAAACTCAAGAGATGCAATGAATATGTTTAGAGAAATAATAGGAGACAATCTTTTTAAGATTGACATTCGCTGGATTGATTAATGGATTTTGAACCGATTGTAGAGCTTGCCTCTATACTGAATGACCGCCCTGACTTGGTTCCTATAATTGCAGAGGAACGCCCCAAGGCTTACGAATCTGCTGTGCGAATAATGCAAACTCCTTTCTTTCGCTTTCAACCTTTTGGCTACTATGACAATCAGTTTTACGGAGGGTATGATAAGTTAACTGAGCAAGGTTATGAACCCGTAAATGCGTGTCAGGTTGGATTTTTAAAAGACCAATCTTTTAATAAATGGGCTACGGCAGGGAACAGAGGAGGCAAATCTCTTCTTGGTTCGATTGAAGATGTTGCAGATGCACTCTGGATAGATCCGATTACAAAGTCTTTTAGAAAAGAAGGAGATCGCTTTTCAGGGCAGGGTTTACGTATATGGGTTGTTTCCGATACGGAAGAAACTTCCATAATGGACACAGAACGCATATTTTACGATCAGGTGCTTGGCAGTGATGAGTCGGGGATCATGTGGAATATGATTGACGATTCTTGTAATTTTACAGAAAAAAATGGTTGGTCTGGACATCTTTTGAAGTTTACCAATGGATCTTCTATACAGTTTAAATTTAGCACTCAAAAAAGAAAGACATTTCAAGGTGTTCGATTACATAAAGTTCGTCTCAATGAGGTTCAGCCAAAGCCTATATATTCTGAATGCACAGCCCGTCTTGCCGACTTTAATGGTTTTCTTGTTGGAACAATGACCCCCTTAGATGACAAAGGTGTTCCGTGGATTTATGAAGACTTGTACATTCAAAGAGATCAGCGTAATATTTCTTTTCATCAGTGGAGCATGTTTGATAATCCGCATATCCCAAGAGTAAGTAAAGATCGACTTGTTGAGATGTGGGATGAAGATGAAATCGAAGCAAGAGCTTACGGAGCATTTGTTCCTGTAGGCCAGAAGCTTGCTTTCAGCCATAGCCTAATGAGAACTATGCGCGATGGAATCAAGTCATTTTCTAAAGGAAAATTAGTTATGGATAAAGATAGATTTTCTTTTAGTAAGGCTTGATTATGCAGATAAAGCAGAATGAAAATTATTACAGAGGCATGAATGGACATATTAAGTATAGCAAGTTTAATCCTGTTGAAGATACGGATCATCCTATATACAAAACAGGAACATGGCTTATTAATGGAGTTGGAGAAAAAAGAGAAAAGTGGATTCCTTTGGTAGATTCGCTGGAAGATAATATAGACGACATAGAGAATCCTTTTCTTTATGCGGCTGAGATTTGTCGTGATGATGATTGGGTTGAAGAAGAGGAAATAGAAGATGAGTATTGAACAAAGAGTTTGGGAACAACCTATCCCCAATGAAGTCTATGTTATTGGGGGTGATGTTGCAGAAGGTGTAGAGCGTGGAGATGACTCTGTTCTTGAAGGAATTAAGATGTCTACAGGTGAACAGGTTTTTGAAGTTCAAGGGAAAATAGATCCATTAACTTTTGGCGAAATTTCTTATCAATACGGAACATGGTATAACAATGCTTTGCTTGGCATTGAAAATAATAAAGACGGTGGAGCAAATGGCATGCTTCATAAACTTGGTTACTCTAATGTTTACTTTCAAAAAAACAACACAGGAGAAGCCTTTGACAAGCAAACAGCTAAACTTGGATTTAATACAAATCTTAAGACAAGACATGAGATTATAGCTAATGGACGAAAATTTATGGAAGATGGTTCTGTTACTGTTCGCAGTCAGCATCTCCTTTCTCAATTTGAAATATTTGCTTTAAACTCAGCAGGGACAAAATTTGAAGCGCTGTCTGGAGGACATGACGATTTGGTTATGGCTTGGCTTATTGCTTGTGAGATGTTTAGAACTCAGTTGTTAATAGAAGAATCAAAAAATACGGTACTATTACCTTATATAGATGGTGAGCCTTTTGACCCAGACTTAAGCGAAGAAAGTTTAACACGCGAAGAGCGTATAATAGAGCGAGCACTCAAGCAACAAGTTGTTGGTGAGAGCATCGCGTCAACCGTAGGGAGCTTAGTATGATTGTAGGTTTATCTGTTTTTATGACATGTGCTTTTCTTTTAACTATTGCCGCTTTATTGCGTCAATTAAACAAGGAGCGAGAAGAGCGTTTTACCTTAATGAGTCATTATGCAAATCTTGCCTTAAGGGTTCGTTGGGCGCAATCTGTAACAGAAGATCCTATCGGCTCTAAGATGGATGCATTAAATCCTCCATGGGAAGGATTTGATAGTCCCTCTTCTGTTCAAGAAGTAGAAGGAAGTCTATAATGACAACATTAACCTCCCGAACCATGGGGTCTGGACAAGAAGGGTTAGTGAATACCCACACTCTTAGGATGAGTGATGGTCGTCAGGTAGTTGTAAATCCTAATGAAAAATCTCCAGCACCTCCTCCTCCACCCATTGAAAAAGCGACCTCTCCTAATGAAGAAGTTAATGTCGAAAATTTGGAAGAACCGAAACTGGAGCCTTTTAATAGTACTTCTATTGTGGCTACCCTTATTAATGTTAGGGTTACTAAGGGTCTTAAAACAACGCCAGACTTAAAAGAAGATATTTGGATAAGTGATAAAATAGATACGGGGTCTTCTATTGTTGTAACTGTTCCAGAGCATAAAAAGCCTATTCGTATTGTTCATAGGGCTGACTGGGAAGAAGGGATTCAGCGTCTTGTTTCTATGCTTATGATCCCAAGTGGCCCTCTTGATCCTAAGTTAAAAGGTTTACTTGATGACCTGATTGGAACCGATGAAGATGAAAGCAACCAAAGTAGCTGAAAACGTAATTAAACTTGCTGTAACTTGGAAAGATAGTAACATTGTAAGATTTTTCCTTTGTTCAGATCAGCATTTTGATTCAAAGCATTGTGACCGAGCTTTATTAAAATCTCACCTTGACGAAGCTAAAGGTAGTAATGTTCCTATTTTATTCTTTGGCGATTGGTGGGATGCTATGCAAATGAATACGGACAAAAGAGCTTCTAAGTCAAGTCTTAGAGCAAGGTATATGGATGCCTATCTTGATGATCTTGTAGATGAAACAGTAGAATTCTTAGAACCGTATGCTCATAATATTGTTATGTGGTCTTGGGGGAATCACGAAACTTCTATATTAAGACACGCAGAAACTAAGTTAATTACCAGAGCCATTGAACTTCTAAGACTTAAAACTAAAGCAAGTATTTGTGAAATGCCCTATCGTGGCTGGGTTATTGTTCATATGAACTATAAGGGCGGTGGGAATGCTACAACTTTTAAAATGGCTTACACTCACGGTGAAGGGGGATCGGCTCCCGTTACAAGAGGGGTTATAAAAACAAACAGAAGAGCTGTTTTTTATCCTGACGCTAATGTTGTAGTTGGTGGTCATATTCACGAAGGTTGGAGTGTTTCTGTTCCTCGTTACAGGATAAGCGCAAAAGGATCAGTGTATCAAGACGAGCAGTTGCATATACAGTTGCCTACGTATAAGACGGAAGTTATTAGTGATGGATGGGAAGCTGAAAAAGGATTTGGCCCAGCAACTAAAGGCGGTGTTTGGCTTAACGCTAAGATGAGTCGACCAAATAAAACAGAGACAAGAGTAGCTTTGTTAACTACAGAAAGAGCGTTGTAATGAGAGAACAATCTCCCACTTATGAAGAATGGGTTCGATTGTGTGAATTATTGTAAGATCTTGACACATTGTCTTTTATATAGTATTTTCGCAAAAAAAGGAGGCGTATATGCCTGTTGTTGGAAACATGAAATTTCCTTACACTGCTGAAGGAAAAGCAAAAGCTAAAAAAGCAAAAGCTAAAGCTAAAGCTAAAAAAGCAAAAGCTAAACCTAAAGTTAAAAAAACTAAGGTAAAGAAAAAAGCTCCTAAGAACAAGGGTCGAAAGTATTACGCCTAATGGCTAATGACGGGTCGGCAGGATCTCCTGTTCATAATATTAAAAAGCCTCCAAGTAAAAAAGAAGATTGGCTAAACTTAGTTGACGAGTGCTATCGCTATGCTTCTAAGGGTCGATCAAATTTTGATTATATTATAAAGGAAAACAGCCATTTCTTAGTAGGCGATCAATGGATACGTCACGATCACACCTTAGAACGATTTGAATCTCATGGGTTAGAAGATTGGATTCCTACTCCCGTAACAAACCTATTAATAGAGTATTATGATTACCTCGTAGACCTGTTTACTTCAGGGAACTCACAGCCTGATGTTCGCCCTGCAACCAGAGATCAAGCTGACGTTGAGTCGGCAAAAGCGGCTCATAGGGCTTTGCGTAGTGAGTTTGAAAGACTTAATACTGAGGGGTTATTATTACCTGAAGCGGCAGGGTGGCTTGCCTTAACAGGGAATGCAATTCTTTATTCTGGGTGGAACAGCCATCGGGGCGACTTGGTTCGTATGCCCAAAATGAAATCTTCCACTGTTTCTCAAATGTACAATCAGGTTTTTTGTCCTTCGTGTAACTGGACAGAGAGAGAAGAAGCATACAAGAAAGAAAGATGTCCTGAGTGCGATTCTCCTTTGCAATCTCGTAAAGCCGAAGAG